GGATATTTTAATAAAAACTAAGAAGCAGCGGTTCCGGCAGGAACTGCTGCTTCTCTCTTTCTCTTAAAAATGTCCTTGACAAAGGGTACGGTTTAGAAAGAGCTGAAAAACGCTACGAAACGGCAATGCGTTTTCTAAAGCAAAGGAGGCAGTAAGATGCTTGGAAACGTTCCTATTAAAACAGCCGCGCGGCTTATGCAGAAAAGCGAAATGTTTGTGCGTATGGGCCTGCGTAGTGGCGCGTTACCGTTCGGCGTGGCAATTCACGCCAGCAGTAAAAAGAGTTGGGCTTATCATATCAGCCCCGCAAAGTTTGCTGAGTACATGGGGATTACGCCTCTTGACTTAGAGGCAGAAGTTTGGAGGTACGAATGACTAGGAAAAAGAGAAAATGCGCTGTGTGCGGTAAAGACTTGTCGCACATGAACTTCTCTAAAGTAGTAGATAAGGAAAGCGGCCTGCTTGTTACCGTGTGCAGCGGCGGCGAGTGCTGGCGCAAGATTGTTATGAAAGGATGGGGCAAATGAGTAAGACTACTAAAGGCTTAGTGAAAGCGTTTGTCATCACTGCTATGCTGCTTGCCGGTCTTGTCTTTCTGACTGGTGGCAGCGCCGCAAAGCTGGCCGTTAGAGCACATGGTTTTTTGTTCCCTAGTTATAGCAGAACCCTGGTTGCTTACTATGTAAGCGAAGGGGAGACAGTGTGGGATATTGCAAATGCTCACATGAAAGAGCAGGACAAGTACAGAGATTGTCGCGAGCTGATGTTTGATATTCGCAAGCATAACAATCTTATAGGTAAAGAGTTGCAAGCGGGACAACAAATTGTTATTCCGTTATATAAAGAAATTTAATTTTATTTTTTTGAAAGGAGATTGATTTTATGAACAACAAAGAAATTTCCCAATGGGCGGTTGAAAATTTTCTCTGCAAGGGTGGCGTAGTGCTTGCCGCTAACGATAGCAAAAGCATTGTAGGTGTCAGAGGCACTTTTGAGAAAATCAGCGAGAAGTTTATAAAAGTGCTCGTCGGTATGAGTGTGACTATCATCAAAAAGAACCCCGAAGATTTTGAGATTCTCGTAGCTGCTACTATGAGCCATTTGCTGGCGCTTGCGAAAATTGCTGAGAAAAAATACGATGCGCCGCAACTCAGTAAAGATGTGATTTATCGCGTCGCAATGGCATTATGCGATAAAGACGCTGCTCGTTATGCAGCACTCTCTACAAAGCACATGTTAGAAGAAATGGAGGATGAGGCTTGATGAAGGGTAAACTGATTATGACAGTTGAGCAAGCCGCTGACCGCGTGGCGTGGGAACGCGTCCGCAATAGTGGTATCGGCGGCAGCGATATTGCCTGCATCATGGGACTTAATCCCTGGAAGAGCGCTTACGCACTCTACGCTGAAAAGCATGGTGACGTTGAGCCGGAGGACCTTTCCAATAATGAATTTGTGTATTGGGGTACGGTGCTTGAGCAGGTTGTAGCTGACAGATTCTGTGAGCTGACCGGCAAAAAGGTTCGCAAATGCGGCACATTGCAGGATGAAAGCTATGAGTTCATGCTGGCGAACGTCGACCGCCTTGTGGTAGGCGAGAATGCAGGCTTGGAATGTAAGACTGCGAACGGCTTTAAGTCGAAAGATTGGGACGGGGACGAGCTGCCAGATTCTTATTATTGCCAGTGTCAGTGGTACATGATGATTACCGGCTGCGAGAAGTGGTACATTGCCTGCTTAATCGGAGGCAACCATTTTGTATGGAAAGAAATTCCCCGCAACGATGAGTTTATTTCAGATATGAGAGCGGAGGCGATTATATTCTGGAACAACCTGCAAAGCGACATCCCGCCGGAGGTTGACGGCAGCGAAAGCACTGCCGCAACCATTGACAAAATGAATAAGGATAAGTTAGCGGTTGACAGTATCGCACTGCCTAGCGCAGCAGAGCAATACATTAAGTGTATTGACGGACTGACGGCAACAAAAAAAGTACTGGAAGAACAGTTAGGCCAGGCACAAAACGCCTTGAAGCTCATGCTGAACGGCAGCGAAAGCGGCGTGTTTATGGATAGAAAAATTACCTATATACAGATTGCCGGAAGAGTAACGCTGGACAAAAAGGCACTGAAAAAAGACCTGCCGGACGTGTACGAAAAATATGCCAAGGTTGGCAAGCCTAGTATGAGGTTCACGTTAAAATGAGCCTTACAGAGCAGGAGAAATTAGGCGTAACCTTGTTCCATAAGCGGAAGGAATTAAGCCTGCTGCAAGGTGAAGTTGCGCTAATGGTTGGCGTGGAAAAGCCGACCATCAGCGCATACGAATGCGGCGTAGTTAAAAATATTGCATTGCGTACACGTGTAAAATTGGCACAAGCATTAGATTTGTCGCTGGAAGAAATTTTATATGACAGCGAAAAAGATTGTTTGAAATTAAGGAGGTTAAAAGAAGATGGCAACTATTAACGGTATTCAAAAAAGAAATAATAGCAGTACTGCAAAGGCACCGTCGCCTTTAAGCTTAGCGATTAACAGCGCAGCGGTCAAAGAACGTTTCGAAAAAATGCTTGGTGAAAACGCCGGCAGTTATCTGTCTAGCGTGTTAACAGTATACAACAACGATAAACTGTTGCGCGCAGCGGATTATCATACTGTGCTTGCAGCAGCAGCTACGGCAGCAAGCCTCAAACTTCAAATCGTGCCAACTCTCGGCGAAGCATATATTGTTGCTTATGCCGGTATAGCTCAATTTCAAATTGGATACAAAGGTTTAATTCAGCTCGCTATGCGCAGTGGGTATATGAAAAAAATTATCATGGTGCCAGTTTATGAAGGAGAGTTGAAACATTGGAATAAATTCGATGAGACTTATGAACTCGGCGAAGCGGTAAGTGATAATGTAGTGGGTTACTTCGCGGCCATCGAAACAGTTGGCGGTTTTAGAAAAGCGCACTATTCAACCAAAGAGCAGGTACTTGCTCACGCAAAACGCTTCAGCAAGGCGTTCAATAAAGGACCTTGGAAAACTGACTTTGACGCAATGGCCTGCAAAACAGTCTTGTTGCCTATTTTGAAAACATATGCACCTAAGTCTATCGAATTATTGACTGCCTTTGAAAATGACGGAAAAGCTGCTGTGCTCAACGAAGAAACCGGCGAGGCTGAATACATCGACGTTGACGCAGAGAACGCTACAGAGCAAGCGCAGGAGCTTGCAGAGGGCGGCAAGGTTGATACTGTAACCGGCGAAATTTTCACAGCAGAAGAAATTGAAGCAAGTATGAAATAGGTGGTAAAGCATGGCTGATGTAGGCTGGGTAAGACTTTCAACAAGACTGTTTGAAAATCGCAAAATTAAATACCTGCTGAATCAACCTAAAGGCGCGGAACTGGTCCTATTGTGGGTACATCTGCTGTGCGCAGCAGGAACCGTTAACGATGGCGGTAGGGTGTACATCTCTCAAAACGTGATGTACACTCCGCAGTCATTAGCTGCTGATTTTGGAGTGCCGAAAACCATTGCCGACAAAGCATTAACTTTATTCCAGGACTTGGAATTGATAGAAGTCGAAAGTGATGGTTGTATTCGAATCTTGGGTTGGGAGAAGCATCAAAATGTCACGGGACTAGAAAAGATACGTGAGCAGAACAGGTTGAGAAAGCAGAAGCAAAGACAGTGTGACAAGTCACGCAATGTTGATGAGGATATGTCACGTGACGGTCACGTGACATTGCGTGACAAGTCACGCAATGTCACGCAACAGAGAAGAGAAGAGAAGAATAGAAAAGAAAAGGATGATTATCATCATCCTAAAAGAAATGACGATGACGAGGAAAAAACGCATACTGAAATTTTTGCCTTGTGGGAGAAAAACATGATGCCGCTTACTCCAATCGTCGGAGAAAAACTGCAAGCCTTGTTAGGTGAGGTTGGCGAGGCTGCCGTTGAACAGGGAATATTGGCAGCGGTTGAGCACGGCGCAAGAAACTTTGCGTATGTGCAGACCGTAGCAAGAAACTACGTCAGCGGCAACAGCAAGAAGCAAGGCAAGGAATATACAGGCATGGACCTAGTGAACGAATTGTACGGAGGCGAAGAAGATGCTGCAACCGCAGAGAGTAGCCCAAACGATTGTTAAACTGCAACAGGCAGGAAAACGGATGCCGCAGGACATACGGCCCGGCTTTGACCGCCTGGAAGAAGCGAAACGAATCTTGTCAGAAACAGTCAACCTTTGGGCAGAAATTTTTAATCAGCAAAATATAGGCCTTGACCGGTGGGAGAAGGCAGAGCAGATAGCGCTTACCTTGACCGGTGCGAACGGCCTTAACGTGAATATAATCAGCCCGGCGCTGATGCAGGCTGCTTTGAAGCAAGCGGAAGAAGCGCATGTGCAGGAGAATATCAACCGTTGCAACATGGAGAAACTGAGCGACGGCAAGCCGCTTGCTGATAGACTGAACAGTATGCTGCTGAAATGGACGGCGGCAAAGCTGGCGGAACATCGGCTCATTATGCCGTATATGCCGCAGGATAAAGCCGTATTTGAGTACGGCCGGCAGATTGGCTTGAATGATAACGCTATTGACAATCAATTCCGTATCCTGCAATGCTACATGAACGACTTTACGTACAGTCGCAAGCATAATGAGCCTTGTAAAAGTAAGCTGCTGAAATGTGGCGATACGCTTACTTTGGAGGTGCTGGCGTGAATAATTGGACGGCATGGGTTGGCGTGAAATTTGGCACGCTGACTGTTGAGAAGTATTTAGGCTACCAGGATAGGGGTTCAGCTTACTTCTTGGTGCGTTGCGATTGTGGCAAAACAAAAAAAGTGACCATCTGGGAGTTTAAGAAAGGCAAGGAAAAATCTTGTGGCCTGCTGAGATGTAAAGCAAAGGTAAAGGGGCTGACGGGTGCACCGAAGCCGCCGGAAACCATTACGCAGCAGGATGAAACTGCCAGCGCACTAGAAACACGCTTAAAGCCTAAATACTATTGCAGGGCTGTTACACCGGACTGCGTGATAAGCACTCTGCTTCACATTTGCTGCTGTGAGTGCGACCGCCCGTGCAAGCGGTGTGAGAATACGCCGCAGAAGTGCGGGGCAAGGGAGAGAAAATAGGGGCTGAAGGAGGTTGAAGAACATGGAACATCAAGAAAAGCTTATCAAGGCTGTTAATGCAGAGCTGGAAGAATGGCTGCTTAGCGGCGATACAGATTATCTGTATAAGGCTATGGCTGTTATTCGTGCAGAAATCGAAAAGGAGGAAGAGTAATGACTCCAGAACGTAAACAATGGTGGGATAGCCTGCCGCGACGTGAAAAGATGTTGCGTGAACAGATTGAGAAAACTAAAATTGGAATCTCGTATTTGAAATTCGCACTTCAAATTGGCTGTTTTACGGATAACGACAAAAAATGGGTTATCTCCCGAATAAAAAAGAAAAAGGTTACGTTAACAGCTTTAAAGCATGAGCTTGACAATAAAGCAGTGGCGACGTATATGGGATACTATCAAGAGGCGTTCCCGATGTATCGCTGCAAAAAGTGCGGTGGTACGTTTGAAAATTTTGGGCAGTCGTACTGCTGCTGGTGCGGCAGAAAGATTGTGGAGGTGAATAACAAATGAACGAACCGATTGTTTCGCCGTGGTTGATTTGCTGGGCAGGAAGAATAGACATGATACAAGGGATTTGCTGCATAATAGGTTTTTTTGTAACTATATATGCCATGTTTGCTACAGTAGCAGTCGTGACAGACACTAATAAGGATAAAGAATCCATTAAGGCAGCTAAAACAAGTCGGTGAAGAATTCATGTATATTTGCGGGTGCGGACGTGTAAAGAAAGCGAAAACTGCAATATGTTGCAAAAATCTCTTGTAAGGTGTGGGCATTGAGAGGTGGTGATAGCATGAAATCTAAAGCATATTGCTTTTCCAACGCCGCAGACTACGATATTGATGACATATCGGAAGAAATAACATTCGCTGAAACGCCGGGCAAAGCAAAACAAGATTTTAGCATGGAGAACGGAATCCATTACAAGGACATCAGAGTGCGGCGTTTGCCTTGGGCTGACAAATATAAAAACGTTGACAATATTCCTGCCGAGGAATGGTTAAACCACGGTTGGTATTTTATTTGCAATACCTGCGGCGCAAAGATAGAAGATTTAGCAGACTTTCACGTCAACAGCAGAGGGTACTGCTGCAAGAAATGTTTTAATGAGTGGGTAGAAAGTGGAATAAAAAACCGCAACAGGTTGCAAAAATCTCTTGAAAAAACTCCCTTGAAAAAGTTGTAGGTTGGGGCAAAAAGTCCCTTGAAAAAGTTGTAGGTTGGGGCAAAAAGTCCCTTGAAAAAGTTGAGGTGAGATTTATGAAAAGAACCATTGGCAATAAGCTAAACGACTACAAACATTTGAAACCGCCCGGAAGTGAATTCTTGCCACGCTTAGTAATGATTAGACGTGCCGTAAATGTTGTTTTTAGAAGAAATAGATATGCGTGGTTCAGTTTAAAAAAAATTGTTTGTGCAAAGAATGAAAGCAAAGCACCCGGAAGCCGTCAAAAAATGGCCGAAAAATCGTAGACAGTAAGGAGGCAAATATGCTGATTAAGATTGGCGAAACGCAATGGATTAAAGCAAAGAAAATAAATGCACTAAAAACATGTCAAAGAGGCATCAAGAAACAGTGGGATGTTTACGTGTATACAGACAGAGAGAAATGTGTCTATGGCACTTATGATACTAAGGATGAGGCCTTACAAAATCTCAATTTCTTGGCTTTAACTATAAACAGTAAAAATAAATAACTAGCCCTAGGGTGTGGCGGTTGCATTTAAGGAGGTAGAAAAATGATTGACCACGAGAAATTAAAACAGGCGGTAAAACTGCTGGATGAAAGCGGTGCTGATTACGCGCTTGGCTATGACTGCGGCGGATACACAACTTACAGCGCGTCTATGATAGTAGACCACTGCAACATTTTTGACAGCATTATGAGAGAGGTCATCATTGGAGCAGCAAGAGTTGTCTATATAAATGATGGTGAACCAGGCGCTCTACGAAGCTTAGATAGAATGAGCACAGCAATTACGCATGCTCGTCGTGAAACAAAGTTTAGAGCAGGTGAAGAAAGGGTGGAAAGCAATGATTGATTACAAAAAAGCTGAACAGGCAGATAAATTGTTGTTGGAAAGCGGCGTTCCGTTTATGCTTGCTTATGACAATACCGACAAACATATGATTTGCCGGGCGTTCGGAAATTATCCAACACTTAAAGAGTTTATAGTGACGATGATGGTGCAGGCTGTGGTAAATGTACAGAGCAAATACGGCGAAGAAGCAGCCATGAAGGAATTGATGGGTATGATGACTGAAGCGGCACAACAGTATTGCGAAGCAACGAAAGGAGATGAGAAATGCGAGGTACTGAATTGATGAAACATTACCGGCTTAGATGGGAAAGTATAGCGTTCCCAGATATGGGACTTACAGAAATCGTCGATGCAGAAACGGCGAAAGACGCTAAAGTCAAGGCTGAGAAGAATTCTACCGATGAATTTCTGTCAGTATATTATTTAGACGAAATAGAGGAGGTACCAGAATGTGTAGTAAACATATGAGTGAATTCGTGTGCCAACAGCTTGACGAATTGGAGGCGCTGTTTAAGAAAAAGCATGAGCAGTATTCCTCCGGCGCAGATGAGCTTGCTAATTTTCGCTGCGGCGCGCTGCTGAACGGACGCACGGACGATGCAGAGGGAATGTTTGAGGAATTGAAAGCGTATATGGCAAAGCATATCGCTTTTGTTTATACTCACGATATTCACGGCGAAAAAATTGCCGAAAGTCTGAAAGACATTGCCGTATATAGTCTGATTGGCTTATACATGGCGGAGCTGGCAAAGCAGGAGGACGAAATGCTGCAAGCGCATAGAGATTGTATTAACCTTTTGTGCCGCTGCCACGCTGATAAGGAAGAAGCAAAATGAATTTAACATTCACGATTCCGGGCGAACCGACGGCGCAGGGACGGCCTCGCTTTTCTACTTATGGCGGATTTGTAAAAGCATACGACCCGGAGAAAAGCCGCAACTATAAAGCCTATGTCAAATTGCTTGCTGGTGAAGCAATGCAAAGAATAGGGCTGACGCTCACGGAATTGCCACTAGGAGTAGAGATAATAGCTGACGTGGGTATTCCTGCCAGCAAGTCAAAAAAATTCAAGGAGCAGGCTTTAAACGGCTTGCAGCTGCCGATAAAAAAACCCGATGTTGACAACGTTGCAAAAATTATTCTTGATTCTATATCTGGCATTGTCTACAAGGATGATAAACAGATTGTTAAACTTACAGTTTCTAAAAAATATAGTGATACGCCAAAAGTTGAGGTGAAAATTTATAATGTTGAATAACTGTTTAATACTTGGTTGGGTGAAATTTGAACCTACGGTGCAAGTTATGAAGAACGGCAAAGAAGTATGTAATCTTGAAATTCAGTGCTCCAGAACATATCTTGATAAAGACGGAAAAAAGATTTACGATTACATTTCCTGCCGCTGCTTTATCCCAGGACTGATTAAATATATCAGCAACTACATCACAAAAGGCACGCAAGTTATTGTCGGCGGCCGCTTCCAGACTGATTTATACGTGGATAGAAACGGCAAGAATTCTAAAGCAAGCTATTTACTGCTGGAGCATTTGGAAAGCGTAAAGATTGCGCAAACCACTACGCCTTATCCCCCAAAAGCGGAACAGAAAGACCCGCTCGATGATGTGGACTGGTAAAGAAAATGGATTACTCAGAAGCAGCAGACCACGTAGAAAGTTTGTTCTTCGCTAAAAATGCGATTGGCAAAGCGGTTGTTTCTGCCAGGATGCAGCAGAGGGCAGAACGCTTGGAATTTGATATGAGGACCGGCGGCGATTCTACGGCACGCCTTGCGATTCAAGCAGTAACGCCGCTTGCTGCGGTTCGGTGTATTTATCTTGGGCAGGCGTTTTTGGTTTATCAGCCGGAAAAATGGCTGGATGTTATGGAACGTTCGCTTCTCCTATTTCGGCAGCGGTTCGGCGATAAGTCGTATAAGGCGATTCAACACCGGTATGTATACCATTGGACGGTCCGCAAAATCTCCGTTATGGATGAGATTAGCCCGCAGGTGTACGCGCTTCGACGCCGCTCATTCATTGACGGCCTACTCATGCTGGCGATTCAAGAAGGACTATTACGGATTGACATAAACGCCAACAGCTTCCAAAAGGCCAGGGCGGAACAGAAGAAAGAAGGTTAAAGGCAGGCGCACGGCGCTGCCGCTTCCAAACATTAAGAAAACGCTTGCTATTGGTTGGGTACCGTGGTATAATAGCCTTGTCGATAAGCGCAAGCGCCTTTTAAGTATTGTGCTTGTCGGTCCAGCTCTAAAGGCGTAAAGCTGGCACGGATTGAAATATTGTTGATTTTCTTTACAAAATCGCACCAAAAGAAAAGCCCGGTGTTGCCGGGCTTTTTGCTTTCCAAAAATTTGGCCGTTGCGCTGCTTGCAATTCCTGGGCGGCAGTGCTATAATAAAAGCGTCAAGAGGATGCGAACGCCTTTTAAGTATCGCTTCTCTTGGTCCGGTGGTAAAGGCGTAGCACCGGCGCGGATTGAAAAAATTATATTTTTACGTGTGTGAACACAAACAAAAAAGCCGGGGCTTTCGCCTCGGCCTTTTTGTTTTTCGCTTCCCTAAAGTATGCGCCGCACGCACGGAAAAGAGCCGCCACGCGCTCCAATCATGGCAGCCCTAGTGATTATACCTGTAAAACATTTCGATTTCAAAAATATATAGCCTGCTCGCATTTGCAGGATACAGAAAAGCCCCGGGGCGTTTGCCCTGGGGCTTGTGTTTTTTTATAATGCTTCGTTAAAATACCGGGCGGCGGTACAATTCGGTAACTTTTGCCGCCAGCTCATCTCTTATCATCCAACGAATAAGCGGGGACGTTGCGTTTTTAAATTTTTTGCACGCTTCTGCAACCAATCCCGCGCGCAATGCGTCAACTTCCCAAACGTGCAGCGGCGTGCGTTCTTTCAACGTGCGCGCGGTCCAATTAGTTGGCGGGTTCCAAAGCTGTCTGTAGTTGTCCGGCAGCCCTACGCCTTGACGCTTCCAATGGTTCAGCAACGCCAGGCGAAAAGTTGCGGCTTTCCAATTAACAGTTTGGCGGCCGCGCTCATTGTCAAGCCGGGCGCGGATAGCTTTCTGCTTTTTGATTTCGGCTTTCAAGCCGACAAAATTTTTCATAATTTCGCTTCCTTTCAATAATAGCCCGGCTTGCGCCGGGCGGGTGATTCGACTTTACAGTTCGGTTGCGTCATTGCCAAATGTCGCGCTCATTTCGCCGGCATAATCTGGGCAGTACAAAAATTTTTCCGGGCCGACGATTGCAGCTGCCATTTTATAATAACGGCAAGCCTCCGCGCGTTCGTGCTGCGCTGCAAGGTGGGCGTTGTATTTATCGCTCACTTCGCGGGTTGCTTCTTCACGGCCCATATAATAGGCTATAGCCAACAATTTGTCAAGGCTGTCGTCTTCCATATCTTTACAATTACCAATTGCTTCTTTAACGCGGGTACGTAAGGTCTTTACCTCTAAATAAATATCTTCGCTTCCAAAGGCCCAGCCCAAAAAATGCTCGGTGTTGATGTCGACGTATTTTGCTACAACTTTGCAAACATGCACGGGGTACGCTTCTGCTTTTGCTTCTCCGGTGGCGGGGTCGCACTCAATAACCGGCGTTGCTGTATTTTCTGCGGCGCTTTGGTCGGTCCAGGTGTAGCAAGCGCCGTTTTCAGGGTCGCGCAGGCCCAAAATATAAGCGGGGCGGGCAGCCTGCTTTGCGCTCCACTTTGTCTCAGTCAAATAATTTCTCATGGTTGATTCCTCCTAAAAAATCGCTTCTGCCTATTAATATTCTACACCGGCGGCGGCTTTCCTGCCGGTGTAGTGGGTTGAATAAATTAAAATGCTGATTCAACGGTCTAAATAAAAATTGCTTACGCTTGTTCCGTATACTTCCGCTTTATATATGCGGTCGGGGTTGCCGGTGAAGAACCAGCAAACAAAAAACACTTTCGGCCCGTAAATGGCAACGCTGCAATTATTCGCCAGGTCAATAATAAGATTATGACTATTACGACACACGCCGTCAAGCTGATAAAATTTCTTTCGCTTCACTTTAAAGCCTCCCTTAATAAGCGTTAACTTTCCAATCATTCCAATCGTCAAAAGTGATGGGCGCCAGCATTTTACGTAAAACAAGAATATTCTGCTCGTATGCCTTTTGCTGCTTTTTCAACATCAGCCAGGCAGCAGCCGCCGCTTCTGCGTCGCTTATGATTTCGGCTGGCGTCTTTCCGCTGGCTTCTTTCTCCAGGCGCTTCAGTTCGTCGCGCAGGTAGTCCCCGTTTAGCACACGGTTCCGCCAGTCGCCGGACTGGCCCCACGGGCCAACGGTAAAGCTTGTACAAACGTGCTCACGCTTGCCAACGTCATAGCTTAAAGTGGTGGGGTCGTACCCGTTCGAATAGCCAGCGGCGCGGATGGCGTCGCGGATGGGGTCAAGCCGCGTGCTTTTCTCGCGCGTTTCCGCTTTAAAAATATCAGTGTAGGCGATATAGCAACGGCAAACGCCTTGCGCCTCTGCGTTTAACGCTTCATCGGCAAAAAACGCGGCGGCAAAATGATTTGCCAGGTCAGCAACGGTGTGCGCCGGGGTGATTCGTGCCACGTGTTCGCGGCATAAGCGCCAACATAACGCGCGGCGCGGTTCCACGGCTGCCAGGCTCGCTTTTATAGCTTTTACTAATTGTTCGGCTTTGCTCATGGTTTTTTCCTCCTTTGGCCTGCCTCATCAGTACCGGGGCGGCCGGTCCCCGGTATACGCCGCGCGGGGCGGCGTTTCGGCTATTGTAACAAGGGCGTTTCCGGGCGGTATTTTAAAAACTCGCTGCCGTGCAGGTCGCGGATTTGTTCCATGGTCAACGCGCGGCGGACTTTCTTTACCCATTCGCCAGCATGCCAGTACCAAAGTTTTTTCTTGCTGGCCCATTTGCAGCCGGCGCCTTTCAAGGCGTCTTTGTTCTCTTTCGTTTCGCCGCCTATCCATAACCAGCTGCCGCAGATTTCAATTTCAAGGCCCTTCAAGCCCATCAGCACGGCCAGGATTTCGGCAAATTCTGCCTGTTCGGCCAGAATTTCGGCGGCCGTTTTATATGTGCCGTCCGCTTTTTTGTTGCGCTGCCACTCCTGGCGGCTTTCGTTTTCGGCAAGTTCAGCAGCGCGCTTGTCGTGCGCTGCGCTCATTGCCTTAAATTCGGCGGCGCTGCCGCCTTTGTCGGGGTGGCAACTCATGCAGGCCTTTTTAAACGCCTTCTTTAATTCCTCAATTGTTTCGCAAGCGGCAAAAATCTTTCTCCAGTCCATTTTCTTTTCCTCCTTTTTTGGTTCCGGGTTGTATTTGGCTTTTAATTCGGCGAATTTCTCGCGGCTGACTTTGGCAACCAGCTTTACAAAACGGCGGCTGCTGTCCCATGTATCATAGATAACGCCATTAACAACGGCTACGGCGTGCTTTGCTACAAAAACAACGTAGCTGGCGCCGGTATCGCAATGCTTTGTAAAGCTGTTGACTGTTTCGCGGCTGGCGGCTTTAACCTCTATACCTAAATCAGCCAGGGCGGCGGTGATGTTCTTTACGGTGTTCCAAGCGGCGCCGCTTTCAAATACCTTTGTTTCAAGCAGCTTTTTAGCCTGCTGGTAGGTTAACGGGGTTGCCGTGCAGATAGCTCTAATTGAGCAATCACCGATATTTTTGTTTTCCGGATTAGCATTATACTTTTCAAAAGTCATTTTCTTATTCTCTCCTTTCGGCTGTTGGCTAGGGCTTCGGACCTTCTGCCTGGCAGCTTTACGGCCCCAGCGGGGCCGCCGTCAGCTTTAATATTTTTGTACGGTCAACCCGCCAAATTCGTTTTGATAGATGGTGTAAAAGTGGCCTTTGATTTCAACGTAGGCCCTTTCAAGATGCCAGGGGAAGTCCGGGTTTTCGACGCTTTCCAGAATTTCGATGTCCTTCAAGCACGGCTGGAAGCCGTATTCACGGTAAAGCGCCAACTGAATCATTTTAGCGTCTTGTGTTTGTTCTTTTTGTGTAGTCATTTTTAGTTCCTCCTTGAATGTATACCGCTATTCGGTATCTGTATCTTGATTACAGTTATATTATAACGTCCTTGATTATGCTTGTCAATACCTTTTTTGATTATTTTTTATTTTTTTTGGTGACAATCACACCGCTATGCGGTATAATGTAGACAACGGATAATGGAGGTGTAAAACATGGATAACAGTAAAGCTATAATCAAGGGGCTAATTGCTATGCGCTGCATGAGTTCGCAGGCATTGGCTGACGGCCTGGGGATTACGGTCCCCGCCGTGCGGAACAAATTGAGCCGTAACAGCTGGGCTATTCATGATTTGGTTAAGCTGGCGCAGGCCTGCGGCGTTCGCCTGGCGTTTGTAGATGATGCCGGGCGCGCCGTTCTGACGTTCCCAACGCCGCCAGCAGATAGCGACGCCAGCCCCGCAGATGATACGCAGGGCAAATAACAACATTATAAGAGGATAGCAACGGCCGCACGCTGGCAGATGTTCAGCGGCGGCCGTTCTTTTTGTTTAGCAACATTTATAATAGATTGACAGCGTTCACAAAAATATAATAATGTATCATTGACTTAATAGCATTTTTTAAGGCATATAATTTATAGCAAGATAATAAATATAATTTAATTGATGATTGACAGATGGATTCTGTTAATTATTTTTTTATTGTCTTTTTCTGGTAAATAATGATTATCTTTTCAATATGTATTGTTTATATATTGTTTACTGATTGTCATTATTAGTAATATTAATTATATATACAGTTACAGAGTTTGTAACGAGAATGCGACGAAAATGTTTAAGATTAAAAGTTTATTAGCTAATACAAATACACCAACAAGAGGCAGACCGCCAGCAATAGTCACGCAGCCGCAGACGTTAGAGGAGTGTGCGGCGCTGCTCAAACAGCAGGGCGCAGCCGTTGCCGTCCTGGCTGTGCAGGACCTCCAGGCTTATTGGCTCAAGATTATGTCAGACAATAAAGCCAGCAACAAGGATAAGCTAGCCGCGTCAAAGCTATATGCAGAGAGCATAGGCGCGTTTGACAAGCAGACGCAAGCCAACAAGGGCCCGGCTGTGTATCATTGGGGCGCGGCAGATGACGCAGTAATAGTAAACGATTGTTCAGAAGATGCTACCAAAACATAAACATAGATAGAGCTTTTAACATAATCCTTATTATCGGACGTAAAATATTATCCTGCTGCTGCGGCTGTGCTGATGATTCCAGATGCTGGCGGCGTGGCGGATGATGTTAGCGGCAGGTGTTCGCCTGGCATATGTTACGGCCGTTCCTGCGTGGCTCATGCGGCAGGCCTACCACGTTTTTGTTTTTGGTTGGGTGTTGGTTCTGGCTTTTGTTTGGCGGCGCTGGCGTTGGTGATTTCCCTGGGTTTTCGCAAAAATTGATTTTGGTTCTTGCCTTTTCCGCTGACATTGAGTGGGGGTGGGGCCCAAAAATTTTGCAGCCGCCGGGGGAGGTAAATACCAAAAATTACCAAAACGATTTTTTCAAGGGGGGTAAACATGGAAAACGTAATACAAATACCATATACTCCACGACCTGCATGGGCGAAGGTGCTGCATAAGGAATTAAGCAGACACCGCTTTGCAGTAATCGTAGCACACCGCCGCTTTGGTAAGACCATCGGAATGGTGAATCACCTTATAAGGGATGCTTTGCAGAGCGACTTAATCAGTCCGCAGTATGCTTTAGTAGGTCCGTTCAGCGCACAGATGGAAATTATCGCATGGGGACCATTGAAGTATTACACAAGCGTCATAGAGGGCATCAAGGTGAATGAAACTAAAAAGTATGTTGAATTCCCCAGTAAAGTACCTGGAGCGCAGGGTGCGAGGATATATATCGTTGGTGCAAATAATCCCGACGCATTGCGCGGTACATATTGGGACGGCGTAATACTTGACGAGTATTCGGATATGAAGCCGGAGATGTGGACGCAGATAATCCGACCTGCGATAGAGAACGGCGACAGAAAAGGCTATTGCTATTTCATCGGTACACCTAAGGGGCAGAACAACTTCTATGAGATGTACAAGAAGGCCAAGACGAATAAGCGTTACTTTGCGTATTTGTCGAACGTGTACGATAGCGGCATCTTAGACGCAAAGAGCATAGAAGAGCTGAAAGAGGATATGCCAGAGGTAGAGTTTAGGCAAGAGTATTTGTGTGACTTTAGCGTATCGGCAATCAACGAGCTTTTCAGTCTGGAAGAATTAGACAGGGCTTTCAATAGAGAGTTGACGGAAAAGGATATTCCCTATGATATGCCGCTGGTGCAAGGCGCAGATATAGCACGCTTTGGCGATGACAGAACGTGTATATGGCAGCGTAAGGGTTTAATGGTATATCCACGACCGAGAGTGTATAAGAAGCTGAATACGATGCAGACAGCAGATTATATTGCTTTGGCAATGGATGAAAATAAAGCAGATATGACCTTTATAGACGTTGGCAACATGGGTGCTGGCGTAGTCGACAGGTTGAGACAGATGGGGTACACAGCTTTGCGAGAGATACCATTTCAAGGCGCGGCGATAGAGAATAAGCGATACGAGAACATCAGAGCAGAGATGTATTTCAAACTGAAAGGCTGGATAGAAGATGGCGGAGCTTTGCCGGATGAACCTGGACTAAGAGAAGAGCTTGCAGTCATTCACTATAAGTACTCTAAGAATGGGCGTTTAATACTAACGCCTAAAGAGGAGATAAAAGAAAAGCTAGGGCGTTCACCGGACCTTGCAGACGGCCTGGCACTAACATTTGCAAGGAACGTTCCGTTAAGCCAGTTAGGGCTTGATGATAGAAAGCCTAAAAAGCTAATGTGCAACACGGAGTATTCGATTATGGAGGCGGTTTAAAAATGGGTGGTATTGCAAAATTATTCGGCGGCGGTAATATGCCGACTATTGAAAAGGTGGACCCGGCACCGACTACCGTTGCGACAAGCAGCGAAGTTGCGACCGGCAGCGACAGTAACAAGAAGAAGCGTAAGGGCTTTGCATCTACACAGACAAGCACTATTGCTAGTGGCGGCGAAGGCGGCCGTAATACTTTAGGCTAAGAGGTAACAGCTTATGAACTTTCAAACGATAGCGGCGAGCAAGCCACAGGGAACACTTCCTAGTGACGGGGTGCCGCTGAAAAAGAACTTGCCGGACCGCCAACGTTTGGTGCGTAAGCTCAAAAGCATGTATGAGGACAGACGAGATTGGGTGGACAGATGGAAAGAGATAAGAGATTATCAGCTTCCGTTTGTCGGCGAGTTTGACGATACAGCAGACAAGACCAATCCCGCGCGCAGACGTGACTTGAAGATTGTGCATGGCGTAGCGTGGAGAGCGGCACAGGTATTTGCCGCTGGCGTTATGAGCGGACTTACACCGCCGAGCCGCCAGTGGTTCAGATTTGCATATAGACGGCCGGAACTGAATACGAATGTTGAGGCTATGAAGGTGCTTGACACAAGACAAGAGATTGTATCAAGCGTGCTTGCAAAGAGCAACTTCTATAACAGCATCCATACTGTATATCTGGAATTGCCTTTTGGACAGTGCCCGATGGCTATATTCTACGACGCAGAAAACGGCGTGCGGTTCCAGACAATGACAATCGGTACATATGCACTTGAAGCGGACGGCTTCGGCAAGGTAACTACTTTTGCAAGAAAGTACGATATGACTTTGCAGCAGCTAGCAGACTGCTTCGGCGTAGACGCTTTGCCCGACAATCTGAAAGGACTGTTAGACAATCAGACCAATCTTACTAAGAAGTATAAAGTCTGCTGGATGGTAGAGCCTAACAGCGATAAACTGCCTGGCTACATGGACAGACTGAACATGCCGTATAGAAGCGTGTACTGGTTGGAAAAATCAGAGAGCGACGAATACTTGTATGTTGGCGGCTTTGAAGAAGAAGCAGTACCGGTAGCGCGTTATCTTGTCAGCGGCAATGAAGCATACGCAAGAGGTCCTGCGTGGTTTGCAGAAGGCGACAGTAAAATGCTGCAACTGCTGAAAAAAGATTATCTCACAGCAATAGAGTTAAAGATAAAGCCGCCGATGCAAGGCAGCCCAAGCCTTATGAATAACGGCGGTATTAACTTGATGCCTGGCGGCCTAACAGCCGTAGATGACCAGACGCAAGATATGGTTAAGCCTTTGTTCGCGGTTGACCTTGACTTGAAGGACGCGCAGGAAGAAATTATTCGCGTTGAGGATGCTATAAAGAGAGCATACAGTGCTGATTTGTTCTTGATGTTAGATAACCTTGATAATAGCCGCATGACTGCTAGGGAGGTTATGGAGAGAACGCAGGAAAAACTGCAACAGCTAGGCCCCGTGGTTGAGCGATTGCAGGATGAATTCTTAACACTGATTCTTCAACGTGTATATAACATCATCGACAGAAGTGGCGGTTTCCCTCCGGTACCGGAAGAACTGCAAGACCTTTTGAGCGAGGAAGATGTGGAAGTGGACTATATTTCACCGCTGGCGCAGGCGCAGAAGATGAGCGGACTTGTGAATATCGAACAGGCGATAGCACAGACCGGACAAATGGCGCAAGTATGGCCAGAAGTTACAAAGAAGATTAACCCGTTGGGTGCTATTACAAAATACTTTGAAATGCTTGGCGTGCCTGCAGTGGCATTGCGTAGTGATGAAGAAGTACAAGAAATGCTCAAACAAGAGCAGCAGGAAATGCAACGGCAGCAGGAAATGCAGGAAGGCTTGGCAATGGCGCAGGCTGCGGCTCCTGCTGCAGAGGCGGCCAAAAATCTTACTGCGGCGGCGAATGATTCCAACCCAGCTATTACAAGCTGGCTAGGCGTGCCGGGAGGTTGGGAATAATGAGCGAGCAGTTTAAATATAAATCCAATACCGGCGAGGATAGAAGGCAAGCACTGCTGACAGAGTACATGGTAAGAGAGCAGGCAAGAAGGGACAAAGAGGCCCTACTTGACCTGCTGGGGAGTGAAAGCGGACGCTGGTTCTTGATGCGTATGCTTGACGTAACCAAAGTAAACTCTATGTGCTTTACCGGCAACAGCAAGACTTTCTATAACGAAGGCCGCCGCGACGTAGGTTTAGGCATTATTAAAAGCATTTTAGCACTTGGACTGCGAGGCATAGAGCTAAAGCAGCAGGCTGAAATGGAGTATGCAGAATTCCAACTAAAGCTGCAAGAGCTGGCAGTGGAATATGTGGATAACAACAAGGAGGAATAACTAATGGGCGAGAACGGCGAAAATGCAGTTGTAAACGGCGAAGGCGCACAGCAACAGGCTGAACCCAATACCGCGGCACAACAGCAGCAGACAGAACCGGCTACTACTAATGCAACTAATAATACAAGTGCTTCCGGCACTATTGCAGGGAACGGAAGTAATGGGCAAGGCACACAACAGCAGCCCGGCACAGTGAATTATGACTTTGCAGGAGTAGAAATGCCGGAAGGCTATGAGCTTAGTGCTGATGAGCAAGGACGCTTTGTAGATGTCATTAAAGGCATGAACCTTAGCAATGACCAGGCAAGAGCACTTGCAAAGTACGGCACAGAGTATGCAAGCCGTGTAGTGCAAGGCGTAGAACAGCTCCGTGCGCAAGAAATTGCTAAATGGGGTGACGAAGCTAAAACGGCACTGGGCGCAGACTTGGGCAAAGTACAGGGCCTTTGTGATACTGCCTGCCGTAAATTGGAGGCAATGTATCCGGGCTTGAATGTGCGTGAAGCGTTAGAAATTACTGGCGCAGGCAATCAAATTGCTATCGTGAGAGCATTTGCGAAACTTGGCGAACTGCTTGGCGAGGACCCCGGCTTGGCTGCACAAAACGGCGCACAAGGCTTAAACGCTGCGCAAGGCATTGCAGCAAACATGTACCCGAAAACCGACTGGAGCAGGTACAAATAATTTATTAACTTTTAATTGAAAAACAGGAAGGATGATGAAACTATGGCTGCTATTGGTTACTCCCAAACTATGAGTGACTTACGAAAGTATTTAACTCCGCAAGGCGCTATTGACCGCGTTATGGAAGTGCTTAACGAATCCAATCCTATTATGGAAGATATTCGGTGGATGGAGGGCGATTTGCCGATTGGTACTAAAACTACTATTCGCGCTAGTTTGCCTTCTCCGTCTATCCGTCGTATTAACCGCGGTACTTCTCCGACTAAAGGCACTGTAAAGCAGCGCATTGATGTATGTATGCACTTGGAGGACCGTTCCTGCGTGGACGTTGAACTGCTTTCCGGTAAACCGAATCCGCAGGCGTTCCGCATGGCAGAGGATGATGCACACGTAGAAGGCATGGGCCAATACGTCGCACGTCAATTCTTGTACGGCAACTTGGACGAAGACCCGGACACTTTCAATGGTATTGCGGTACGCTACAATACTTTGACCGACGGCGGCAAAGGCACTCCGGGCCACCAGGTGATTTCCGCGGGTACTCCTGGTACTAACACTAATGCTTCTATCTACTTCGTAGATTGGGGCGACCGCCGCGTAATGGGTGTATATCCTAAAGGCACCCAGGCAGGCTTGAAAACTGAGGACTTGGGCGAAAGCGACGTATACGATGAGAACAACAAGCCGTTCCGTGCATTGCAGACTTTGTACTCTTGGAAGTGTGGCTTGGCGGTACAAAATGTTCGTTCTATTGTGCGCGTGTGCAACATTGATGTCCAAAAGCTTAACTCTTTGACTGACAGTGCGCAACGCGAACTGATGAATAAATTCATCTTCGCAAAGAACCGTCTGCAAGACCCGAAAGCGCCGGTTGCGTATGTATCTGACGGCGTATACTCTTGGCTGGAGTGCTATCTGAACAACAAAAACAATGTTCATGTTACCCGTCAAGATTTTATGGGCGCACCGCCTAAACTGTACCTTGCAGGTATTCAGATTAAGAAACTTGACTGCCAGAGCGAAACCGAAGCGGCAGTCGTGTAACCGGAAGGAGTGAATAACAATGATTTTTGACCAGCAAAATATGTACATGGACAATTCCTTGACCAGCAATGTAATTGCGAACGTTGGCGGCGGTGATGCGGCCGACCCGTTATTTCTTGTTATCACTGCGCCGACCGCCTTAGCTACTAGTGGCACTATCACTGCGGCGCTGGAAACTTCTGACAGCGAAAGCTTCGGCACTAAAACTGTTGTGGCGACTTATACTCTTGCTGCCAGCAAAAAGGGTATTTTGGTTGCAGCAAAACTGCCGTATGGCATGAAGGCTTTTTCCAGACTGACTGTTACCGGCGCAAGCGGCGGCAAACTGACTGCTGGCTTGACTGAAACTGTTCCGAACTGGCCGGGCTGATTTAGTACTTTAAGGGGAGGGCGAAAGCTCTTCCCTTTTTTAATAATCAAGGAGGAATAGTTAAAATGCTTAACATTACCGATGTATGTAATATGGCGCTGGCTCATATCGCCAAAGGCCGTATAAGCAATATAGATGAGCAGTCGGAGTTGGCTAGACAGTGCAAACTGTTTTATGAGCCTACCCGCAAAGAGTTATTAAGGAGCTACACTTGGGGATTTGCAAAGCGCGTGAGCAAGCTTACAGAACTTAGTATCGAATCTCCGTACTGGTCCCACGTTTACGCCTACCCCGAAAAGTGCCTTGCTGTGCGCAAGATATTTGACGCTGACACCGGCGCAATGATAAGGGCAGGCGAACAGCAGCAGGAAGAGTGGGACTTATATATGGCAAGTGACAACGTGCTTGGTATAGGCTGCAATATCCCTGCTGCGTGGCTTGAATATACCTATGACGTTGACTATGTGGAAATGTTTTCAAGTGATTTTTTGAGCGCGTTTACTCATATGCTGGCGTTTAATATCTGCGTACAACTGTCCGGCAACAGCGGCTTGCAGCAGACACAGTATCAGCTTGCAATGGCGGCATTACAGAAAGCGAAGTATACCACGGCAAGCGAAAAGAAAGAGTTGCCAGACTACCCGAGCAAATACTTTGACGGGAGGGCGTAATTATGGCTAGTGGGTTAACACCTTATTATTTATTGCAGCCTGCGTTTACCGGCGGCGAAATCAGCGCCGAAGTTGCAAACCGCGTCGATTTAGATAAGTATCAGTTTGCGGTCCTGCAGGCCTATAACTGCCTTATCAAGCCGCACGGCCCTATTTATCGCAGACCGGGCATGAAGTATATGGCACGAACAAAGTATAGTGACAAAGCGTGCATCCTGGTACCGTTCAACGGCGCAGACAATACCGACTATCTTTTGGAGATTGGCGAAAAATATATAAGAGTGCATAAGAACGGACTTTATATAAACATAGAAGTTATGACACCATACACGGCAGATATGCTGCAAGATTTGAGATTTGTACAAAGCGCAGACACTATGTTTATTGCAAGCGGCAAATATCCCGTGAAACAGCTTGCAAGATATTCAGACACTGACTGGCGCTTTGCTGATTTTGAAATTACGGATATGTATTTCGACGAATCAACCTCACTTGAAAATTATAGCGGCATAAGTTATACAGTGCCTGGCACTTATCAATTTCAGCCGACTGTTACCGGCGAATATCAGATTGATATAGCCGGTGCAGGCGGCGGCGGTGGTGGTGCCGTTAAATGGAGAAGGCACGGAGAACACCAAGTTTTTGATTATGCCGTCAAAGGTGGCGACGGCGGCAGTGGTGAACGCATTATAAAAACTATAACGCTATCTAAAGAAACAAGTTACACGATTACAGTCGGCGGCGGTGGCAGCGGCGGTGCTTATGCTTATAGTGCAGGCAACTACGAAGATACAACAGCTACTAGCGGCACTAAAGGCGCAGACAGTACGGCGTGTGGACTAACAGGCAGAGGCGGCGGCGCAGGTGGTGCTGCCAGTCGCAGGTATGGTAAGGATGGTTATTATTCTAATGCTGGCACGCAGGGCATAACATACGGCGAAGGTGGCGGTGCGGCAGGTGGTGCAGGCGGTACAAGAAAGGGCGGTGTGAGTGGTAAAGCAGGCGCTAATGGTTGGGTAAAGATTTTATATACCGGCAATAAAGAATTGACACCTTCGGGAACTCAAGGTGATATTACCTTATCGAGCAACAAAAACATTTTTACTAACAGCAAGCCGGGTGCGTATATCAAACTTAAACAAGAGATTGCAAGTAAGACTGTATCAACCAGCAACGGTACTACGGAAAGAGTGCGCGTAGGCGAAAATTGGAAGGTTATCAGTCACGGGACCTGGAGCGGCAGTTTTGCTATAGAAAAAAGCGACGATGGCGAAAGCTGGAGGGAATACAGAAAATATACATCTAAAGATGATTACAACCCGTCCGAAAGCGGCAGCGTAACAGAGCCGGTATTTTTAAGGGCGATATGTACTATAACTAGCGGTACTTGCACTGTTGATTTAACAGCAATGGCCTACAATGCGGAAGGCGTTGTAAAGATTACTGAAATCACTAGCGACAGTACAGCTAAAGCCCATGTTGAAAAAGAACTTGGCTCAGCAGATATGACAACTAATTTCTTATGGGGCGCATGGAGTGAAGAATTTGGCTATCCGCAAACACTTTGCTTTTTCCAGGACAGACTGTGTTTTGGCGGCACGATGAAGCAGCCTTATATGGTGTGGATGAGCAGGACCGGTGACTACGGCAATTTCAGTGTAGAGAAAGCCAGCGGCACTGTTACCGACGATAGCGCAGTAGCACTTGCGTTCGTGAGCCGCAAGCAGTTTAAGATTTTGCATTTGATAGCAAGCACCGATTTAATTGTCTTGACCGCTGGCAACGAATGGACAGTAAGCGGCAGCGATACTGTAACCCCATCTAAGGCCGTACCGAAAATGCAGACTACACGCGGATGCAGCACTGTTGAGCCGCTGATGATTGGCGGCAGAATCGTGTTTGTACAAGGACGCGGAAGCACTGTAAGGGATATGGCATATAGCTATGAAACAGACAGCTACGGCGGCAATGACTTAACCTTGCTGGCAAAGCATATCATAGAGAATGTGCAGATTGTCGACAGCGCGTATAAGCAGGAACCCGACAGCACTATATACTTTGTGAGAAGTGACGGAACTATGGCTTGCTTATCCTACATCATGGAACAGAAAGTATATGCCTGGTCGACGATAGAAACGCAAGGCAAGATTGAAGCTGTGGCGGCAGTGCAGGAAGGCGACGAGGATATTATTTATCTTGTAGTGAAACGAGAGATAAACGGCGTGACGGTACGCAATATTGAGTATCTGGCAAAGAATCCTGCAAAGAGCAATAATCCCGACGATTATATTATGCTTGATAATGCTATTGAGTATAGCACTGCTGAAAAGAGCAGTGGGGAAACAGAGATTGATGCGGCAGAGTTGGCAGGTGAAAAAGTTACTGTTATCGGTGATGGAAGAATGTATAGCGGACTGACAGTAAGCCAGGACGGCACTGTGACGCTCCCGGCGGCCGTACAACACGCTTTTATTGGCTTGCCCTATAGAAGTATCGTGGAACTTCCAAACGTCGAAATTAAGACTGGTGACGGCACTATGCAAGGACGCAAAAAGCAGATTAGTAATTGCATCCTGCGTTTAAGTAATTCTCTTGGCGGCATGGTCGGGCCGGATATAAATACTATGGACTTGATGAACTTTGATGAGCAGAACGCAGTGAGCGATATAAAATTATTTACCGGTGACAAGCATATGACTTTGCCTATTGGCGGCTTTAATAACGAAGGTAGAGTGATTATCGTTACGGATGAGCCATATCCTTTTAACTTGCTGGCGGTAGTGCGGGAGGTGTCTTTCGGTGGCTAAGAAGTGGACAGTTGAAATACTTGATAATAAGTCAAAAGAAAATGTTGTGCCGTTGATTGAAGAACTTATGCAGGATATACGGCCGCACGATAAGGAAGATTTGGAAGCAAGCAGTGACCCGGTATTCGTGCTTATCGGCAGTATCAAGCTTGACGAAGAAACAAGGGTATACCGTGGTGAGGACGGAAAACTGCTTGCGATATTCGGCAAGGGCGTTATGGAATGGGGCGCACCGGGGCGCGGAATCTGGATGGTAGGTACGAACGAACTTTACAACGGGTACACAAAGAGCCTGCTTTTCAAGGAAGCAAAAAGAGTGCTGAATGAATGGGTACGCAAGCATGGACTGCTGCACAATATCGTCTACGAGAAGAACCGCACTAGCATTAACTATTTAAGACACTTGGGAGCGGTATTTTTGGTAGAGCCTAAAACAGGTTGGGACGGCAAGAAATTTTATCAGTTTTATATTCCATATAGAGGGGAGTGAGCGTAATGGGTACACTTGGAATCTTAATGGGCCTGCAAACTGTCATGCAGTTAAGTGGCCAACATCAGCAGGCCAAACAGCAGGAGCAGGCATATAAAGCGCAGGCGCAGGCTGCACAGCAGAACGCGGCTATTATGAGCCGCCAACGTGAGCAGCAGGCAGAAGCGTATGCGCAGAAGCAAAGCCAACTCAACGATAGAATGAGGCTTGCAAGAGGGCAGGCGCTGGCGGCGGCCGGCAGCAGCGGCCTAACCGACAGCGGCAGTGTTGCTGATATTCTTTCAAGCAGCGAGGACGCTTACAAAAAAGACAGTATGAATCTGTTGCAAAATCAGCGTAATGATGCGTGGAGCACTTATGTAAACGAGGTTAATTATCGCAACCAGGCAAGCGCATATAATGCGGCGGCGAAGAACGCTAAAGCCAACGGCAAAATGCAGATGTTTAGTACGCTTGTAGGTGCGGCGGCGAACGCTTACTCTAAAGGTATGATTGGCGGCAGCAAGGGAACAACTACGGTAAGCAGTGACGATTGGTACGATGCTAACAGTGATTTCAATCTTCCTGCTAGCAGTATGAACGGCTTCAATCTTTACAACCAGGCAAAGAAGAATAACCCGTTCATGGATAATACAGGCTTTACTAAATGGAACTGGTAAGGGAGGTGCAGTATGAAGATTGCAGGTTATCAAGGCGGCGTCAATTTAGGTACAGGCGGCGGTGCGACTGTCAAGGTATCGAGTGACCTTAACGCTTATGGCAGCGGCGGCAAAGGACTTGCCGCTATTGCCGGTGCCGCCAACAAATGGGCGGTAGCAGTAGAAGCACAGCAGGAAGATGAGGACAAACAGTCCATTCTTAATGCTATGGATATATTTAATAAGAGCCGTTATAACATCATGTACAACGATGAAAGCGGCCTTATGAATACAAAGTTAGAAGGCACTGCCGGTGCAGGCGCAAGCTACACAGAGCAGATAAATAAAGCAAGGCAGGATGTATTAAGTAATACCAAATTGCACAGCCAAAAGAACCAGCTTGCATTAGACCATTTAATGTATCAGAGCGCACAGCAAGGCTTCCAGACTGTCGACCAATACGAGCAGAAGCAAAAAGAAGCAGTCACTGATTTGCGCTATGACAATAATATTCAGAACTCCTGCGAGTTTGTACAGAAGAACTGGAACAACCCGCAGGCGCTGCAAGATGAGATTATCCGTACACAGCTACTGACAAGTGCTATATATGGCAAGCGTGGCGCGGAGTTTATCGAATCTAAGAGCAGAGCCAACATTGGGCAGGTGGTAGCGAGTGCCGTCGGCGCAAGTATCACCAACGAAGATTATGGCACTATGCGTAACATCATGGATAAGTACGGTAGTTATCTGACTGCCAATCAGCGAGCTGCTTTTGAGAAGGTGGCATACGATAAAGAGAGCAGCGCTTTTGAAAGAAATACCGCTAAAGATTTGTATGCTAAATATGGCGACAATGAAGAAGCAGTGCGCAAAGAACTTGAAGGCATGAAAGGATTTAGCGGCGGCGAAAGCGGTAATGATTTTGAGAATTTGCTAACTTCTTTCGGTATTCAAGAGAGCGGCGGCAATTATAACGCCAAGAATGGTCGTACAGGCGCAAGCGGCAAGTATCAGATTTTGCCGGATAACTGGCCTAGCTGGAGCCAAGAAGCAGGCTTGCCAGCAGGCGCAGCAATGACACCGGAAAATCAAGAGATTGTAGCACGCTTTAAGTTAAAACAATACTATGATAAATACGGTGCAGCAGGTGCAGCGGTAGCATGGTATAGCGGAGAAACTAATGCACAACGCTGGGTAAGTGGTAAAACAACGGACGTATGGGGAAACACTTGGGATACGCCGCAGCATGGGAATGAGCCTAGTATCAAAGAATATGCAGAGAGTGTTACCAATAGGGCAGGGAACGTGCGCAGCACCCACAACATGAGCCAGGATGAGCAAGACCGCATTATGAAGCAGTACCGCATTATTAAGGCAGACCATGACAGAATAGAAACTTATAAGAAAAACAAACTTTTTGAAGGGATAAAGAACAATTTATTTGCTATGTTTAATAACGGTACAAGCTACAGTGAAGCTATGACGTGGGCTACTAACCAGGCAGGCAGTGACCCCGACAAGTACGTAACATACCGTAATGCGGTGACGGCGATATACGGACCGCAAGGCAGAAGTGGAAGCAGCGGTAGCGGTGGAAGCAGTAACGGAAAACTTGATGATGATGCAATAGGCGTACTGGAAGATATGCTGCAAGAAGGCAAGTTTGCTAGCATCGACCAATTTTTAGCATACGCTGCTAACAAAGGTGCATCGTCTGCACAGCGCGGGAAGTTAGAAAAAATATACAACGATTGGTATAACGGGACAGGCGAATTTGCTTTTGATATGGAAGGTCTTGTACAACAAGTCGCAGGCAAAAATGCCGATGCTCTGTATAAGAAAAAAATCCAAAACTACGGGCGGCAATGGGTGCGCGCTTATCGCGCAAAAAATCACGGCATGAATCCGGGTGAAACGGAGCTGTTGGAAGCCTTGCAAAACTGCGTAACAACTAAGGTTTACGGCAGCTATGTTACCGAAAAACATTCATTCTGGTTTGACAGTACAGAAGATATAAAAGCAAGTGACGCAGATTTAATTGCACGTGGTATCGCAAGCGTAACTAAAACGGGCGATGATTGGTACGATGTTAAATGGTTAGATGGCACATCGGGCAAAATAAACGGTGCATATCTGGCAAAGTTACTGAAAGGAGATTACTAAATGGCTAATGAACCTTTAGACGAATTCGACCGCAGATTAAAGGCAAAAAAGGAATATGCTAATTATGGCTTTATTGCTGATATTGACAGCGGCTTGTCACCTGCTGAAACTCTAGGCTATTATGACCTGCAAAAAATGAGCGACGATGAGTACAATAAGTTTTCGCAGGCAGTACAGAGCAATAGCTCACCGACGATTGATACTAGCAGCATTATCAACGACGATAAGCCGGGCATAGGCACTGCCGTAATGAACGGCCTTAAAGGTTCGGTGCGTGGCTTATTCGGTGCGGCTAAAGCGGCCGTTGACGCTAATATTGAAGCTCATAAGGGTGACAAGAATGTTGTTAAAGAGTATGACCAATCAGAGAACATCAGCAAGGCTTTAGGCTATGTCACCGATGAGATTTTGAAGCGCGAAGAAGTTAAGGCTGATACAGCGGCTGGGCAACTTGGTTATGATTTGGCCGAAAACGGTATTCAGCTTTTAGTACAGCTTGCACTGACTAAAGGTGTAGGTGCTGCCGGTGCAGGTGCAAAAACTGTACACGCTATCAGTATGCTTTACAATGGCGCAAACATCAGCGGTGAGCAATACCTGCGACTGCGCAAAGAGGGCGTAAACGCAAGCAGAGCAGCAGAGGCAGGCTTGATGAACGCAATTCCGCAGGCAGTATTAGAAGAACTGCCGCTTGGCAGGCTGCTTAAAAAGATGCCTGCCGGTAGCGGACTGAAAACTAAGATATGGGAAGTTACCAAACGTGGCCTTGAAGAAGGTGTTACCGAAGCATTGCAGGAATTCCCGGAGCAAGCTACGGACTTATGGGCAAAGAACCCCGGCGCAAGCACTGCCAAACTTGCAGAGAAGTGGGGCGAGAACTGGCAGCAGAACTTGAAGGAAGCAGGATATAGCGGCCTTATTGGTGCTATTCTTGGCGGTAGTGTTAGCGGCGTAAGCGTTGCAGTTGACAGCGTTGTTGAGCACGTCGCATTAAAAGCTAACGAAGAACGTAAGGCGAAGTTAGTAGCGGACGCTGAACGAATCAAAGAAACAGGCATTAACCCGGAACGTGCGGCGGCTACAATCGAAGCGAACAATCCAAACTTTGAGGACGATACTGTTACTGTATCAGCGCAGGACTTGGAAGGCTACAAGCAGACCAGCAGTAACAACAAACTTTTTGAGGAATTAGGAATTACCGAAGAAGAAGTAGAGGCGGCTGCAGAACTTGGGCAGGATATAGACATTAGCCGTGGCAAGTTTACGGCGGCTATGGCTAAAGACAATGCACTGTTTGAAGCTACGAAAGACAATATGTACTTTGACAGCAATGGCGAATTGTCGGACGGCGGTGCAAAGACACGCAAAGAACTGCGAGAAGGGTACAACTTAACCAGGCAGGCAAGCGCGGAGCTTGACACAGAACTTGACGCTATTGTTGGCAGCGCTACTAAAGCAGGTATGAATAAATCTCATGCCGGCAATTTGCGCTTAGTGCTGGAGAGCCGCGCACTTATTGCAGACCCCGAAAATCCTGCTGCATGGCTGCAAAAGAATAAGCTGCGCTTTGAAGATGGCGGCAAAGCTAAACAAAAGAATGGCTGGTTTAGCAAGGGAGGAGTGCTTAAAAAAGAGCAATTCTATACTACTAATATTACCGGAAATGAGATGGGACACTATTCAGATTTGAAGAGCTTGCAGAAAAAGGCTTTTGCATGGTATAGGGACAACTTGCAAGGCACGAGCGTTCATAATAGTGTATTGGGTGATATTAGAATAGATAAAGGGTATCAAGAAAATAATATTAAATTTGGCACAAGTGGCAGAAAGAAAATGGAACACACTTCCGCTAAAAAAGAAAAACTTTTTGCATTGCGCTATTTACGTGAAATTATGGAGAATGGTAATTTCGTTACAGAATCTGCGCCGCAAAAAGAAAAACATTCAGACGAGAATTTTTATTATATTCATTCTGCACTGAATGTTAATGGTGAAAAACGTTATGTAGTTGTTACAGTAAGAGAACATAATGATAAATCATTATCATATTATAATCATAATGTTTTTAACGAAAGTGAGTATAAAAAAATAGAGGACGCGTTCAAGCCCTCGGGTTCCGAGCAATTCAAGGCTCAGCCCAGTATCTCAAACAAAACGTCCTCTTTTGCTGATAGTGTATCACAAAAAGCAGATAATTACAAGCAACAAAAAATTGTCAATGGTACACTGAAAGATAAAGGCATGATGTCCCCAATGGATGATGGTACTTATGTTATCACGCTTTTTAAGGGCGCAGATGCAAGTACAGTTATCCACGAAACAGGACACTACTTTGTGGAAACCATGATTAACGAAGCATTGGCAGACCCCAGCAACACAAGACTAAACGCTGATGCGAAAAAGCTCATGGAGTACGCAGGCATTGACGCTGACACATGGGCAAGCGGTGACGTTGAAGCAAAGAGAGCCGGGCATGAAAAGCTGGCAGAAGCATTTGAAACCTACATCATGGAAGGCAAAGCGCCTAGCGTCGGACTGCGCGGAGTGTTCCAGAGATTCGCTAATTGGTTATCAGCTATTTATAGTAAGATAGCAAGAAGTGAAAATGCGGCAGAATTAACACCAGAAGTGCGGCAGGTATTCGACAGAATGTTGGCGTGCCGTGAAGAAATTGAAGTTATGGCACGCATGGAAGGTATATTTGGCGGCTTGCCGGAAAATATAACATCCAAGTTATCAGACCAAAATAAAAAAGCCTTGCAAGATAAAATCTTGAAGGCTAAAGACAAGGCCGTGGACATTCTGACAAGGCGAGCAATGGCTGATTTCAGTGCAAAGCGCAGAGCTGAAAAGGCTGCTTTCATCGAAGAAATACGGCCGCAGATTGAAGACGCGGTGGCGTGGGAACTTGTCAATCGTGCAAGACACCAGGTAGGTTATGAGTTTGGTAAGGAAGTTAAGGTTGTTGATTCGCACTTTATAGACGATGAGCACGGCATGGCTCATGCTAATAATTCAGATACTCCGTGGCGTAAAATAAAGCTTGCCAATCCTGCAATTATAGCAAGAAAGTACAGGCACGTTTTAGGAAGTGTACTGCCAAACTATAATGATATGCTGAACGATACCAACGCCAGCATTGACGATATACTTAATCCGATAGTTGAGTATCTTCAAGTGGAAGTCGACACATATGGCACACTTTCTAAAGAGCGTATTGCAAACGCTGAAGACATGCTCGTTGCTATGTTCAGCAAGTCAAGACAAAAAACAGTAACCAATCCTACATTCGTTGTTGATGAGCATGGCATGGCTCATGCTAACTTCAAGCAGAAAATCAACGAATGGGAAACAATCGAAGCTAATCCGCGTAGGCTTGCAAGAAAATATATTTATGGCAATGAACGCATAAACTATAACGAACTATTAAAAGATACAAACGGAGCTATTGATGATATTTTAAATCCTATTGCTGATAGAATAGAAAGTGAGCTTGCGGAATATCAAGATACAGTCAAGAGTGAACGTGCGTTTTTTATCAATGGCAAGTGGGGCTACTTCGCCGCAACCAATAGAACGGAAGGCAAGTATGCAAACGATTTTGCAGGCATACCGGACCAGAGTGCAGTCTTGGTTGACTTCGGCGAGATAGGCAAAGACGGAAAACGTCATTGGACTAAGCGAGCTTTAGAGCAAGCGGATATTGAAGGCCTTGTATTCCATGAAGCAGGCGACAGTATTCGTAATGTCAACTGGGTGTCAAGATACGTTCACGATTACGGCGGCAACATAAGCGACTTGACCAGCAAAAAAGGACGCAGGAAAATTGCCGAAAAGATTGCAAGAGGCGAAGACATAGCGGACTACTACGATTTGCGCAGCACCGGTTTAGATTATGGCGATGCCGAAATTAAGGCAGACTTTAAACATGTTGTCGATGAGCTGGACAGACTGCAAGCGTTGAAGCATAGACTTGAAACAGACCCCGAAGGTGTCGACCTGGTAAAAGAAAGTAAGCGCAACCAATTATCGCAGGAGCAGAAAGAACTCTTTGACCAGATAGCAGAAGAAAACGGCTATGCCAGCGGCTACGAAATGGCAAGGGAGATTGTCGAAGGTTACACCGTCAATGAGAATGAAGGCAGCGACGTACAGGACAACTGGGCAAGGAACTATATTCGTAACGGCGGTGACAGAGCGAAACTAAAGAATGAGGAAGGCTTGAAGGAGATTGCCGAAACTTTGGTAGAGGGTGAGCAGCTTACAGAGCTTAACGAGCTTAAAGCCTTGAAGCATGAGCTTGAAACTAATCCGGATAAAGTCGACCTTGTGGAGATGAGCAAAAAGCGTGCCTTGTCTAACGAGCAGAGAGAACTGTTTGACTGGGTGGCTGACAGCTTAGGCTATGACAGCGGCGATGCTATGGCGCAGGATATTTTGACTTCGCCGAGTGAAAGAGCTATGGTGCGTCAAGAGATTGACAAGGCTGTAAACCGCAGATTCCCCGACTTCATGCAGGAGCGTGAGCAGGCAAGAGAAGCGGCAAGGGAAGCACTCTATAATGACGAGAGCGGCGAAGTGGTGGCACTTGAACAACAGCTTATTGATGAGGCACTCAACGAAATAAGCGACAAGGATATTAAGCAAAAAGAGCGTGAGAATATTGCTAAAGTGCGGAAGCAGAACGCAGACAATTTTGCTAAACGCTATATTCAGACTTTGCCAGCAGGCGAAGTTATGAAGCCGAGAAGATTTGCTATGGCAGAACGCAGAGCGGCGGCTAATGCAAACAAGGCTGCGAAAGCTGGCCTTTTGGAAGAAGCGGCTATGTATAAGCAGCAGCAGATGATTAATCACGCTTTGTATCGTGAAGCAGTCAAGGCTAAACATCAGATTGAAAGCGCAAGAAAGTACGTCAAAAAGCAGATGCACAGTAAGAAAGAAGTATGGGGAACAGAGCAGCACTTCTTCCAAATGTGCGCATTGCTGGAGCGTATGGGCTATCACCGCAAGGACTTTAACACCAACGGCAGAGAAGTGCAGCCGCTTAGCGATTACATTGCAGAGATGCAGGCAAAGTACGGTGACGAAATTATTTCTATGCCGGAGTTTGTTTTGAATCTTAATAATGATTTGACCAACGCGCCGCAGCTTAGCCTTGCGAACTATATGGACGTTATCGACGCACTGAAAAACATTCGTGCTATTGCAAAGCAAGATACGAAGATGAATAAGATTGCTGCCGGTGAAGCCTTTGAACAGGTTAAGGCTGACACGATAGCGCACCTGCAAGAATTGCCGGTAGAGTATGAGGCGGAGATTGGCAGCGACAGCAAAAAGAGCCTGCGTAAGCGAATTGTCGAATGGCCTAAAAACTTCATGGCTACGCTGCGTAATGCTGATAACTTCTTCTTGATGATGGATAATTGGACAGAAGGTTATTTTACTAGGGAATTTTACAACAAAATCAACCATTGCGCAGATATGGAAAGCACGATGCTTGAAGGTTATCAGAACGAGCTTACAGATGCTTTGCAGAAATGGGAGCCAGACAAAGAAACCGGCATTGCGCACGATAAAAGAATTTACTACGAAGAACTTGGCGGCAGTGCAGATAAGCATGCTTTGATTTCTATGCTGTGCAACCTTGGCAGCGACAGCAACGCCGCAAGGCTGTGTTCGCAAAAACCAGTAGGCGTAAAGAATTCTGACATATGGGTGGAAGAATCGGAGCTTATAGGCAAAGAAGAAGCAATGCTGCAAACCAAACAAAACCTTATAGAGTTTTTGTGCAAGCATCTGACTAAAGCAGATATTGCCTATGCGCAGGCACGTATCAATGCAGCAAGTAAATTCTGGCCTATGCTGGCAGAAGTCAATCGCAGAACAAAAGGCTTTGAGCCGCCGAAGATTGAAGCGTCACCGCTGGTGATGAAGCTTGCAAGCGGTGAAAGCGTAGTATTTGACGGTGGCTACTTCCCGTTGGAACGTGATACACGCACCGGCAGTATGCCCGGAAAATTTGACAGAATCGACAGCACCGAAGAAGGCAACAGACCGCCACAACGGACTTTGACTACTAATACCGGGTCCAGTAAGTCACGTACTGGCGGCAAATATCCCGTAGACTTATCGCGTGGCAGTGGGGTTACGGCGGTAAAAAGCACTATTCACGATATTTGTTATCGTGAAACAATGCTTGATTTCAGAAAGATACTGAACGATGAGGATATTTACCGCAACATGGTTGAGCGTTTAGGCGATACAAACGTAAGACTTTTGAGAGAGTTTTTGCAGGCTTGCGCTAACCCATATGGCAATAAGACAGCATATATGGCTGAGAATCTGTTTACGAAAGCTGCCAACGCTTTACGTAATATTGCAACAAATACCGCTATTATGCTTAACTTCAAAACGGCAATGCAGAACTTTTCTAACATCCTGCTATACGGAAATAGCGTAGAAGGCTTTACTTATGCTGACGCTTTCAGAGCCTTGTACCGTGGCTTTACAGGTGAAGGCAGGGCAGAAGTAGATGCGATTTGCGCAAAAAGCGTGTTTATGCGTGAACGCATGGAAGTACCAGACGTTACATTGAGAGATATTCAGAATCGTTCCGACCTTAACTCAATTGAGAAAAAGACGCTGAAATATGGTGCAATGCTGTTAGGCTATACTGATATGATGACTGCAAAACCAGTATTCGCAGAAGCATACATGAAGAAAATCAACGAAGGCAAGACGGAGCAGGAAGCACTAGACTTTGCGAACGCGGTTATTCGTCGCACGTTAGGCAGTAGCCGTATTCATGATGTGTCAAGCCTGCAACGTGGCAGCGGCCTATTCAGACTGTTTACGATGTTCCAGGGATTCTTCAATACGCAGTTTAACCAATGGGACAGAGAAGCTCATATTGCTAAAAGGTTATGGAATAGCGGTGAAAAAAAAGAAATGGCTGAACGGCTGATTGCTTTCGTTGCTGCTAAATGGTTAGGCGTATGCTTGTTGAACGTGGCTATCGGAGAGCTTTCTTTGACCGCTCCTTTTGAGAAAGATAAAAAAGACGATTGGAATAATCTTGCAAAAGAGCTTATCAACTACCCGTTGTCTATGGGCGGCCCCGTAGGGCAGGCAGCGAATGTTGGCGTACAGAACTTGCTAGGCATGAGAAACTACGGCTACAGACTGACTGCGGCGCAAGGCTTGATTGACAGAGGCTTTACTGTTGCAAGACGTATAAACGATGTTGTGGAAGGTAAGAAAGAGCCTAGCGAATTGGCAGAGCAGGTGGCATATGTCGGCGGCGCATGGCTTGGTATTCCTAGCGGCATCTTCAATATCATATTCAACGGTATAGATATTGCTGCTGGTGATATGGATTTTGAACTGCAAGATATTTACAAGCGCAGACCAAAAAGCGAACGTAAAAAAGATTGACAAAAATTTCACAAAGTAGCATAGATACGAACCTTTGAAAATGAATGTATAATTAGTTAAAGTGAATTTATTAAGTGTAGATATAAAAATATATCTACACTTTTCTTTTGGCAAAAACAATAAAAGGAGGGGAGCTATTATGCTTGCTCATGTTGATAACAGAATCACATATAGTGGCAACGGAAACGCAACGGAATTTGCGTATCAGTTTAAGATTTTAGACCGAATGGACATTAAAGTTTTGCTGACTGACGCAGACGGCAAAGAAAAGCTGCTGACTAAAGATTATTACGTTGATGTTGAAAAGAATGTTGTACGTTATCCAGGTTATGCAGTCGGCGCAGAAGTGCCGGAGAGTGAACGGCCGCCGGTGTTGCCGACAGGTTGGAAACTGACGATTTATAGGGAAGTGCCGGTAACGCAGGAAACGGATTTGCCAGACCAATATCCTTTTAACCAGGTTGAAGATATTGGCGATAAACTGACGATGATTGCGCAACAGCTTACAGATACTACCGGTAGAAGTTTGAAAATCGGTGTAAGCAAAAGTACTGATATTGATACTACAATTCCGTGGGAGAACGGCAAGAGCTTTAGAATTAGCGACGACGGAAAAACTCTTGAATTGTCGGAAGACCCGGCAAGGGTTTTACCATTGGCGCAAGGCGTTTATGCACAGACTCAAGCACAAGCGCAGAGCGCAGCTGCAAGTGCAACTGCGGCAGCAAAGAGTGAAGATAGTGCATTCGAATCAGCAGGCGTAGCAGGTAACAGCGCACAGTACGCGAGCTTATCTGCTGCAAGCGCTGCTGAAAATGCGGAGCTGACGAGTGGTTATAAGCAGGAGGCATTAAACGCCAAGGCTGACGCTACGGCATCTGCAACCAACGCAAAGGCAAGCGAAGCCAATGCCAAAATTAGCGAAAACAACGCAGAAGCCAGCAAGGAAGCGGCACAGTCTGCTGCTACTACTGCTAGTAACTTTGCGTCTGCTGCAAGAAACAGCGCGAATGAAGCACAGACCTACAGTAACAATGCAAAAACCTACATGGACAATGCTAAAAATTATAGTGAGAATGTTAATGTGTTTGTTCCTAGTGTGTCTACGGAGGGTGTCTTAAGTTGGACGAATAAAGCTGGACTGACTAACCCCAAAAGTGTGAATATTAAAGGCGCAAAAGGTGATACAGGTACTGCTGCGTCTATCAAGATTGGTAGCGTGACTACAGGTGCAGCAGGTAGTAATGCAAGTGTTACCAATAGTGGCACTGCTAGTAATGTTGTTTTGAATTTTACGTTGCCTAGAGGTAAAGATGGTGCTGATGGTGGCGTTACTGTTGATGCTGAACTGTCTGATACTTCCACTAACCCTGTCCAAAATAAAGCTATCTATAATGCACTGTTGAATAAAGTCGGGACTGATATTTTCTCTGGTTTCGCTTTAATGGGTGCAACCTCTACAATAGCATGGCGACAAGGCTCGCAGGCTATAGGTTCAATTAATGCTACTAATTATACAGGCACAGCAGCTAGAGCTACACAAGATGGCGCAGGCAATGTAATTACTGAAACTTATGCTACTAAAGCTGATATTAATGGGGTAGTTAAAACCGTTAACAATACTGCTCCCGACGAAAACGGTAATGTAACTATTGCTGTTAGTAGTGGTGGCGGCGTTAGCACATCGGAATCTAACACGTGGACGGCACAGCAGAATTTCCATGACCTTATGCTCAGCCGAGAAATATACACTACTTATGCTGTCATTGGCACTTCGGATACACCTATAACCTCCACGATAGTTTATAACGTAACAGGTGCATTTACACTTAACCTCGCTACTTTGACTAAGGCATTAAGTGCTAATCAATCATCCGTATTTACTGCATACTTTGCTGCAAATGCAGATTACAGTTTGACTATAAGCAATGCAGGAAAATTAAAATATGTTGGTAGCGCAAGTGATGTAGCTATTACAAGTGCAGGATTGCTCCTTAACATTTGGATGAGCAAAGATGGTGGAGGTACGTTGACGAGCATTGTACAAGCTAACAAGTTAGG